GTATTAAACAATACCTTGTTTCTAATGTTAGAAGTCCATTTAGACTAATCCATCCAACTGATTGGGCGACTGCTTTGTTGCTACCAGTTGAGAGATTTGTAGGTTCTAGCAAAGAAAACGTATGGGCAGATTCAAAAAGAACAATCAGAAGAGCATAATCTATGTTAGATCAATTTATCGCTAATATCAAAAATGGTGGGCTATCAAGAAGCAACAGATATGTTGTTAACATCGCTAAACCATTCGCAGTAGATGATGTAATCTACAGACAAATTCTACTTTACTGCGACCAAGCTCAACTTCCTGGTGTTAACTACTCAACGATACAAAATAGATCCTACGGCGAATTCAGAGAAGTTCCGTATGAAAAACTATACGGCGATATCAATCTGTCATTCTATGTTGACAAAGACTTGTATGTAAAAGAGTTCTTCGATAAGTGGATCAACAGTATTCAAGACACTAACAGCAGATCGTTTAACTACTACGACCAGTATACAACTAAGATCAGCATCGATGTACAAGATCTAAACGATAATTCTAAATACCGTGTGACTTTACACGAGTGTTATCCAAAGACTATCTCTCCTATACAATTAGACTACTCTGCAAAAGATGTTATGAAGATGCAAGTAGTTATGCAATTCAAATATTGGGAGTCGTTCCTGATAAATAGCACTAGTGCTAATATGGATACATCCGCAGCAGTGGATGCGTTCGAACAATACACTTATAACTGGAGCACATATCAAGAAACAGCTCAACTGCTGCTTCAAGAGACTTATCGTACAGCTGGCGCTGGTATACAAGACGCAGAGGATTTGTTTGGTATTATTAATAGTGAAAAAGATTGGTAAAATATGAAGACTGATGAAAGTTTATCCGCAGCATTTGGGATACAACCTGTGACTAACCAAGAAGTGATTGATGCTTCGACAGGAGAACTGGTAACAACACCGAATGAGAAAATTGAAGATGATTACGACCATGCTCGTAATAATCTACGCAAACTATTGACTGATGGTCAATCAGCATTGGCTACAGCGCTGTCTGTTGCACAGCAATCTGAGCACCCAAGAGCCATCGAAGTTGTTGGCAACCTAATGAAGCAACTTGCTGATATAAACCAGCAGCTTCTAGACTTACACCAACAAAAACAAAAATTAGATGCACCCAAAGAAGAAAAGAAGGGTGGGAATACTACTAATAATGCTATCTTCGTAGGTAGCACGACTGAGTTGAACAAGTTAATTAAGAACATGACTAAAGGAGATTAATAATGGCTTTACCATTACAAGCAGCACCCATTTATACACTGATAATTCCATCTTCAAACAAAGAATTAAAGTACAGACCATTCCTAGTTAAAGAACAAAAGGCGCTATTGGTAGCCCAACAAAGTGAAGACATGTTGGTTATGATTGACACAATCAAAGAAGTTATCAAAGCCTGTGCAAAGACAGAACTAGATGTTGAGAAGTTAGCTGTTTTCGATATTGAATACATCTTCAGCCAGATCCGTGCTAAATCAGTCGGTGAAACTGTTGAGTTATTCTTTTTCTGTGATACATGCGACGATGACAAGGCAAAAGCGCAAGTGACTATTGACTTGACCAAAATGGAAGTCAAAAAGAATCCAGAACACAATAACAAAATCCCATTGTTTGATGATGTTGGCGTAGTAATGTCATATCCTACGATTGATATCATCAAGAAAGTTGATAAGATTGACTTCAATGAGATTGAAGCTATCTTTGACATCATCATTAACTCTATCGACTACATCTACACTGGCAGCGAGTTGTATTATGCCAATGAACAGAAAAGAGATGAGTTAGAGACATTCATCAATAATTTGAACCAAGAGCAGTTCTTAAAGATTCAAAACTTCTTTGAGACCATGCCTAAACTTCAAAAAGAAGTAGATTATTCATGCCCTGTATGCGGCAAAGAACACCACAAAGTTATGGAAGGACTTAACAATTTTTTTTGATTAATCTCAGTCACGAGAATCTAGCGAATTATTACAAGATGAACTTCTCTTTATTGCAATACCATAAATATTCGTTAGATGAGATTGAGAATATGATTCCGTTCGAAAGAGAAGTTTATGTTGCATTGTTAATCCAGCACCTAGAAGAAGAAAAACAAAGACTAAAAGCACAATGAAAAACGTATTAGCCAAACAAAATTCAATAAATCCTTCAAATGATTTTGTTGTGGCTAAGGTCACGGCTGAATCAGCTGATAAAACAGTCGTTGAATTAAAGAAACAAACTGAAGCTATTCAAGACTTAGACAAGTCTCTGAATGGCAATGTGCGCCAGCTTTCTGCACAGTTAAAGAAACAAAACGAAGCTATTCAAAAGCAGTTCAGACAAATGTCTGGGGAACAAGTCAAAGGCATAACCGATAAGGTTATGGGCAGAAGAGAGTTTAGAACTGTCAAGCCAAGAGTTGATGATTTAAAAGAAAGTATTAAAGACTTCTTCTCGATGCGTGGTTTCTTAGACAAGACAGGTATCGTTAAAAGAAAGTCTGGTGGTTTAGTCTCTGAATACCTAGATCGTGCAGAAGAAAGAAAGAAGTATGTCAACCAACGTATGAAGGTTGACCCAACTGCTAAACTGCATGGTGAAGAAAAAGCTAGGGAGATCTTCTCTCGTCAATTCAACGAACAACAAGACGTTGAACTTGAAATGCGCAAGAACGAGCGAGCGCTAAAAGAGTTGAAAGACTCTGGTTTCACTGAAGAACAAATCAAGAGATCTGCTGAATTTAAAAGGGCACAAGAGTTAGCCACTAAGATGGCTAAAGCTGACACACGTGTACGCCCAGAAGGATTCGATGTCAAGAAGGGTATGATCAGAGACGATGGCGTTGAAGCAGAAGAAGCCACTAAAACTAAAGGTGGGCAAGTAATCCCATTTAAGAAAAAAGAAGCAGACAATTCTCTCGGTTCAGAAGAAGCCATGATCGAGCAGAACAAACTGGTTGAAGAACAATCAGACATTCTTAGAAAGATTGAAGAGAACACAAGAGGTGGTCTCGGTGGCGGTGGTGGTGACGGTAAACAAAAAGGTGGAGACGGTGGCGGTAGTTTATTAGATGGACTACTCGGCATGGGCAAAGCTGGTTTATCTATGGCTGGCACTGCTGCAAAGGGTGCAGGTAAATTAGCTGCTTCTGCTGGTAAAGGACTACTAGGTTTTGGTAAAACAGTTGGCATGGGTCTGCTGCAACGTGCTGGTCCACTGGCTGCTATCACTGCAGCAGGTGCTGGTGTTTATGCTGGTTACAGTAAATACCAAGAAGCCAAAGGCAAAGAAACTGAAGCCTTACAAGATATCGACGCTAGAGTTAAGTCTGGCGATCTGAATAGAAAACAAGCAGATGCTATGAGAGCCAGTATTGGCGAACAAGCAACAATGGACAAAGCTGGCGCTGTTGGTAGTGGCGCAGGTCAAGCTATTGGTGGTGTTGCTGGTGCGCTTAAGGGTGCTGCATTAGGTGCAGCAGTCGGGTCTGCAGTTCCAGTTGTTGGTACAGTTATTGGTGGTGCTATTGGTGCCACTGTTGGTGCTATTGGTGGATCTTATCTGGGTAACAAGATAGGAGAGTTTGGGGGCAAAACAGCTGTCAGAGCAACCAATGCTGCCAAAGGACTTTATGCAAGTGCCAAAGATGCTGGCAACAGATTAATGGGCTGGGGACAAGAAGTTGGTGGTAAAGTAAAGGCTTGGGGACAAGAAAAGATAGACATCGCCAAAGATGTATACAATCGTGGTAATACTGGTACAGCCCGTGGTGAAAACTTTAACCAAGAAGTCCGTAGTCGTGCAATGCTAGTTGGTGCTGTTGGTGAAGACGGTAGCATACTAGACAAAAAGAAATATGATGCAGTGCGCAAACAAGTGGCTGACGAGATGCGTGCCACTGGTGACAGAACTTCTGGTACACAAAAGATTGGCTCTAAAACAACATTAACTGAAGACACTGTTAATGAGAGCGACGGCATTAGTGTAACAACCAGAACGATGAACGAAGGTATTACCGCTGAGAAGTCAGTTTTAGGTAGTACACTGCTGGGTAAGTTTTTCGCTGCTAAGGGTACTGAGACTGGATCCTTTATGGGTCAGCGTTCAGAAGAAGGTCTTACTATTGGACCAGATGGTAAAGAAACCACTAAGGCAAAGTACAGCACATTGATGGGTGAAAGAAAGTCTGGTGGATTCTTTGGTAAGGATACCCATACTATCACGGATCCTGAAACTGGTGAAGCCGTGGAAGTTACTGGTTTTGAATACCGAAAGATTCGCAAGCTAGTAGAAAAGAATGATATTGCTGGCGCTAACAAAGCATTCGCAGCTATCAAAGAAGCCAAAAAGGGTGATATCGATCAAGGTGGTGTTTATACTACTGCCATGGGCGACACTGTGGGTGCCACTGCTGTGTCTGTTCAAAAGGCATCTGCAGAAAACGAGTCTCTGAAACTCTCTCCACCTAAATCTGCAAGCACTACTGTTAATGCTCCTACAGTCAACAACGTAAACAATACGACCAAAACTGAAGTCAAAGCACCTATCAGAAATCAAGAGTCTGCACAGAGCAAGTATCTCGCTGCCAGATACTTCTAATGAAAAATGGGGAATGTTTTCACATTCCCCATAAACTTAAAGATTTAGAAGATTAGTCTTCTTGAGCAATCTTTTCGAAGTAAGACATCACATCGTCATCGTCATCCATTGGTGCTGGCTTAGATGCCTTTGGTGTGAACGCTGGAGCTGACTTTGCTTCTGGAGCAGGGGCACTTGGGCGATCATCAGCAGCCATTTCAGCTGCAGACTTACCTGCAAAAGAATCACCAGAAAGAACCTCATTGAGTTTCTTCTTCAACTCATCGTAAGACTTGAAGTTTTTACGATCCAAGAATTCTGCCAACTTGTGCTGTGCACCAGCGACTTCAACGATAAACTCATCGTCACCGATTGCTGCTGGCTCCATGAATGCAGACTCATCATAGTTAGCATAGCCATCCTTCTTACGCATACGCAGTTTGAAGTTAGCACCTTCCCAGAAGTCGAACACATTCACTGGCTTCTCGTCTTCAAAAGTAGGACGAGCCTTGTCCATAATCTTATCAAAGATTTTCTTACCAAACTTAAACAAGAATACCTTACCTTCGTTCTCGGGATGCTTGGGATCAGACACAACCAAGATGTTTGCGATGAAACTCAGCTTACGCTTTTGTTTACGTGCAATTTCTTTGTTGGCTTCAGAACCAGTGTTCCATAGCTGAGTGTTGAGTTCACCGACAGGGTCATTCTCACCAAGAGTGGTCAGAGAGTTTTCGATGTACCATTTACCAGTTGGACCTTGGAATCCGTGAGAGAAGATTTTAACCCATGGGAGTTCATCACCTTCTACACGTGGCAGGAAACGAATCGTTGCAGTGCCGTTGCCAGCCTTGTCACCTTCGAGACGCCAAAAGCGATCATCGGCGTATGACTTTGATTCGGTTTGAGGGTTTGCGATTTTCTCAAAAGCATTGGCAATATTACCAAAGTCAGAGTTACGCATTTTACGGAGTGTTTGAATGTCCATAGTA